GCCATGCTTCTGAATACAATAGTTTGGTACCTACCGCAGTAGGAGTTATTGGCGCAGTTGTGACAGGTCTTATGCTTTGGAATTCCATTAGAAGTACACCCGAAGTCGAAATCACGCGAGATAGCAACACGAAAAGCTGGAGTGATTGGTTTTCTTTTAATCGTGAAGTCGCTGAACCAGTAGAATCGAAGAATTCATCTGCTGATGAATCTGTTAACATAGCAGCTCGAACACTCACATCGGTTACAGCAACTTGCGATGGTAAACAAAGGAAAACTCTTGCACATTACGTCAGACCTGGTGTATTGCTGATCACGCGACATTTCTTCAAACTCGATCCTTACAAGGAAGAGCTAGTGGATCACTTGGACCTCTACTTGGACACTAAGGGTGTGAAGCACAAATGTCGAGCTTACACGAAAGCTATGGTGAGGATACCAGGAAAAGATTCTTTCCTCCTTAAAGTCCCAAAAGCACCAAAACTTCCTAAAGCTGTTGATTACATGTTTCCGAAGAAAACAGGAACGGATCACATCAAAGCGCGAATTATCTTCTTAAACAATGAAGGTAAACCTGTCACTGAAAAACTTAATGCTAAATACGAATCGAGCATTGATAGTGCAGGTTTCTCTTGTGGTAGAGGATTGTCTTACGACTCAAAACACACGAATATTGGTTTTTGTGGAGCTATTCTTGTTTCTGACAGAAGAGATGGTGCGATACTTGGAATACACGTGGCAGGGCGCCCAGTTGGGTTGATGACGCGTAAAGGTTTTGCACAGGAAATCTTGTATGATGATTACAAGAAAGCTCTTGAAGAGTTGGAATCCAAACCCGATTATATCAACACTCCGGAAATGAAACTGCTAGAGACTAATCGCCTCGGCATTGATTTAATTCCATGCGAGGGTGCTCATCCCAAATCGAAAATTTTCATCGAAGGAGAGTTGGACCCTTATCCGAGTTTAGAAATATTGGGCCATGATCCGAAGCTCGTCAGATATAGATCTCGCGTGAGAAAATCGTTGATAAGTGCAGCCATTGAAAAAAGATGCAATGTTCGTGATACTTGGAAAGCTCCTTATTTGAAGGAACCGTGGAAGCAGCATAACAAGGCCCTTAAGTTTGTAGCTGAAGGTGCATGGGAAGCTCCTCCCGATTCATTAAAATGGGCTGTGGATGATTATTGGTCAGACATTGAAGGACCATTACGTGACCTCATTGCTAAGCATCCCGATTTGTGTAAACCTTTGACTCTTGACGAGGCCATTAATGGAGTCCCAGGGTCGCTATACATGGGACCATTCAAAATGGACACAGCTGCAGGAATACCTTCTGGACCCAAGAGTAAAAGCGGATTGTTTGAACAGCTTCCTGCATACGAGGATGGTCGTAGTAGATGGGGCTTAACTCCTAAAGCACAAGAGATGTACGACAAGATGGATCGTATTTTTGAAAATAAAGAGACTTACGGT